AAATGGTACAGAAAAAATTGCAGGTTCAACAGCAGCTTTAACAGTTTCAGTAGAAAGAGCAGCTAATACTTTGGTCTATACAGATGGAACTCAAGGTTGGTTGTTAAAGGCTAAATAGTCATGGCTACTTATAAGGGGATCAATGGAACAGCGGTTGTCAACTACGCTGGTAATTACCCAGGAGCCGTATTAGGTGAGTTATGGTACGATAGCACTAACAAAGATTTCAAATATGAATTTACAGCTGTAACAGTAAATTCTTGGTCAACCGGTGGTACTTTAAATACAGCTAGAGCTTCAATGAGTAATGCAGGAACACAAGGATCTGCTATAGGTGCAGGAGGTTATTCTCCGCCTGGACGTTCTGCATTAAGTGAATCTTATAATGGAGTAGCTTGGTCTGAAACAGCAGATTTAAATCAAGCAAGGCAATTGAGTTCAGCGGCTGGAGCAAGTAATACATCTGCAGTGGTATTTGGTGGAACTGTACCACCTTACACAGCAAACGTAGAAAAATGGAATGGATCTGCTTGGACTGAAGTCACAGATTTACCGAGTGCAAGACAATATGTAATGGGTTTAGGTATAACAACTGCAGCACTTTCAGTAGGTGGACAAACTAGTACTTATTTAACTGATAATGATTTATATAATGGAACTAATTGGACAGAAGTAAATAGTTTAAACACTGCTAGAGCTTATGGTTCAGGAGTTGGCACAACAACATCTGCTTTAGCTTCTACTGGTGCTACAGCTACAGAACCTAGATCCGATGATGTAGAATCTTGGAATGGAACTAATTGGACAGCAGAAACAGCTGTAAATACAGGAAGAGGTTCAGCAGCAGGATCTGGAACAAGTAATACATCTGCTATGGTTTTTGGTGGAGAACCACCAGGAGCTCCTACTGGTGCAACAGAAACATGGAATGGAACTTCTTGGACAGAAATAACTGATTTATCTACAGCAAGACAATATTTAGCAGGAGCTGGATCAGCTCCACAAGGATTAGCTTATGGTGGAAATAATCCTGGAGGTTATTTAAATAACACAGAAGAATTTCAAAGTGCAGGTCAACCAGTAGGTGCTTGGTCTACAGGTAATACTATGAATACAGCAAGATATAATTTAGCAGGGTGTGGTACACAAACAGCAGCTTTAGCTTTTGGTGGAAATTATCCTCCAGGAGATAATTTTGCAAATCAAACAGAATTATACAATGGAACAAGTTGGACTGCGAAAAATAATTTAAATACAGGTAGAGAAGGTTTAGGAGGTGCGGGAACATCTACTTCAGCTTTAGCTTTTGCTGGAAACTATCCATCAAGTACAAATTTAACAACAACAGAATCTTGGAATGGAACAAATTGGTCAACAACACCAAATAGTATGGGTACAGCTAGAAAAAATTTAGGAAGTGCAGGAGCAGATAATACATCGGCTTTAGCTTTTGGGGGGGATATATCTCCTGGTAGTCCAAGACCACAAGCATTAACAGAAGCTTGGAATGGAACTAACTGGACAGAGGTTGCAGATTTAAATACTGCTAGAATAAATGTCATGGGCTGTGGAGTAAAAAATGCAGCACTGGCTATTGGTGGTTATGACTTTAACCCTAATTATACTAATGCTGTAGAATCTTGGAATGAAACTGCTTGGACTCAAATTAGTGTTTTAAACAGTGCAAGATATGATCCAGGAACAACGGGAACTACTACATCAGCTTTAGTTTTTGGTGGAAATCCAATCACTGCAAACACAGAATTATGGAATGGCGTTGCATGGACAGAACAGAATGATTTAAATGTAGCTAGAAATAGTCTGGCAGGGGCAGGAACAACAACAGCCGCCTTAGCTTTTGGAGGAACTCCACCAGTTGGAGGACAAACAGAAGAGTGGAGTTCTAGCTCAACTGTGATAAAAACATTAACAGATTAATAAAAGGAGAAAACTATGGCAAAAACATATCAATACTGTGTAGCAGAAAACTGGGGAAAGGGTTTCATCGATCACGTTGAATCTCAAAAAATCACGTTTGCTGGCTATCCTGGTAATGTTTGGCAAGTTCCTGCATACAACAAACAAGGTAATCTTTGGATTGCTAAAGTTGCAGGCACTGTAAAAACAAAAACTGAAGCACAGGCGATTGTTGATGCAGAGGTTCAAGCAGCGCAAGCTGTGTGGGATGCTTTACCTGATGCTGACAAAGCACCAGCAGTAGAGACTAACACAAGACCTGCTGACATAACATTAGAGGAATAAAATTAAATGGCTACGTACTTAGGCACACATGGTAGTAAAATACAAAATTACACTACGAACCCCGATAATCCAAATCAGGGAGAGGTGTGGTATAACGAAACTGCAAATACTATAAGATTTGAAGGAGCTACAACTGCTGGATCTTGGTCTACACAAAACAGTATGAACGTTGCTAGACAAACATTAGCAGGTGCTGGTTCTAGCACAGCGGCATTAGCTTTTGGAGGAGTTGGTGGTGGACCAACTAATGTACTTCAAGATGTTACAGAATTATGGAATGGAACAAATTGGACTGCAGTAAATGTTTTAAATACTGCAAGAGGCTTTACAGGAGGTACTGGAACATCAACTTCAGCTTTAGCTTTTGGGGGAAACGTGTCACCAAATAGACAAACAGAATTATGGAATGGAACAAATTGGTCAAATGTAAATGATTTACAAGCTGCTAGACAACAAATGGGAAGTGCAGGAGTAGACAACACATCAGCATTATGTATTGCAGGAGCACCTTATCCATCTAACTCTGCATTAACAGAAGAATGGAACGGAACTAACTGGGCAGAAACTGGAGATTTAAATACTGCAAGAGCTGCTTTAGGTGGAGCAGGTACTAAAACTGCAGCACTAGCTTTTGGTGGAGATACAGGCGGACCCAATGTAAATAATGTTGAAAAATGGAATGGATCAAATTGGACTACAGTTACTGCTTTAAACACTGCAAGAGATCAATTAGCAGGAACTGGAACTTACGAAGCAGCACTAGCTTTTGGCGGAGACTTAGGTCCTCCTGGTACATCAGCAGACGTTGAATTATATAATGGAACTAATTGGGCAGAACAAGCAAATTTAAGTGCATCAAGAAGATCAATAGCTGGTTCTACTTCAGGAGGCACTAGTTCAGGTTTAGCTTTTGGTGGAGAAGGACCACCACTATCAGCAGTAACAGATCAATGGACAGGTGCAGGTTCTCCTCTTACTAAAACGGTAAATACGGATTAATTATGGCAACATACAAAGAAATTAAAGGAACACAAATTGAGTCTTTAGCATCAGACCCAGCAAATCCTGTTGAAGGACAAGTTTGGTATAACTCAACAACAGCTGTTTTAAAAGGTCAAATATTAACAGCGACTGCAGCATGGTCTACGGGTGCTGAGTTAAATACTGGAGTTCAAGCTGCAGCTGCAGCTGGAATAAGTAACAGTTCGGGTTTAGCTTTTGGTGGAGCAGAACCAACTATAACAGCTAAAACAGAATCTTATGACGGAACTAGTTGGACTGAAGTAGCAGATTTAAATACTGCAAGACAAGGACTAGGTGGATCTGGTACTCAAACTTCTGCATTAGCTTACGGTGGTGATAATCCAGCTGGGTCCAATTTAGCAAAAACAAATTCTTGGAATGGATCAACTTGGACTGAAGTTAACGATATAAATACTGCAAGAAGAGCAGGACCAGGTTCTGCTGGTGAAGACAACGAATCGGCTTTAATGTTTGGAGGATATGCCTCTACTTATGTAGCCAATACAGAAAAATGGAATGGAACAAATTGGACTACAGTAACTTCTATGAATACTGCGAGATACTCACTTGGAGGAGGTGGAATAGTTACATCAGCTTTAGCATTTGGTGGATACAGCACTGCACAACAAGCACTTACTGAACACTATAATGGAACTAACTGGACAGCTATGAATGCAATGAATGAAGCAAGATATAATCTTGGAGGAACTGGAGTTACATATAATGCATCTATGGCATTTGGTGGACAACCAGGATTAGGGCCATCATCAGCTAAAACAGAAATATTTACTGGAACTAATTGGGCTGAAAGCGGAGATTTAAACAATGCAAGAGTAAATATAAGAGGAAGTGGTACAACCACAAATGCTTTAGCTTTTGGTGGAGAAGGACCACCACCTGCAAGACCGTTTACAGAAGAATGGAATGGTGCAGGTGCACCACAAACTAAAACATTTACAGCTAGTTAAGACTTGTAATATATTTTAAATAGGTTATATATCTATTAAACATAAAGGATAAAGAAATGAAAAAAGACGTTAGAGATGTAATACAAGGTGAAGAACCTCATTTAAATAATTTACTAGAACAAGAAGATCTATCAGATTTTAAAAGTATGGTAGATGAATTAAGAGACACTTGGAATAAAAAACAAATGTTTCGAACAGAAACAGAAGCAAGATTTTCTGTACTACAAGACAATAGATATCCAACTAAAGCTGCAAAATATTGGCAGTGTGTAAGAGAACAATCATCATACTTAGATAACTTAATGACACTATCGTTTGACTATAGAAGAAACGAAGCAAAGATTAAATGGCTGCAGGGTAAAATTGAAAAAGAAGAGGATAATTATAAATTAACTAAATATCAAATAGATTTAGATGAAGCTATATTTGGTAAAGCATCTATGGAAAAAGTTGCTAAGCATAGACTAAGAGAAATTAAAATGTGGTCTACGTTAAAAGGAGAATTTAATGATGGATCATTTAATGACAAAGATGTTAACCAACATCAACTAGAGTCATATGGATTACAATATCACGAGAAAGCAAAAGCACTAAATGATAATTCTAGCGAGGCTGAAATATTTAATGTAATGGGTCAACTACAATCATTACGAAGAATTAAAAAATCTGGTGAATTAGAAAATAGTTATAAAGAAAAAGAAAAACTTGAACAACATGGAAAACCAAAATCTTAATTTTGATTTTGTATTTTTAGGTCAATCTGTTTTAAAGTATCAAGTACCTCTTGATATATTTACTGCAATTAATCAAATCTACGAACAAAATTTTCATAATCTAGAACCTGCTAATAGTCAATTAGTAGGTAAAATAGAAAATGAACATTCATTATTTTATCACGGGGCTGATCAGACTAAGATGAAGAATCATAATATGTTGCCTAAAAATGTAACAAATTATTTTATGACTATCTTTCAACATTATTTAAAATGGAATAAAATAAAAGATTATAATACTCATTTAAATTCTATTTGGGTCAATGAAATGAAACAACATGAATATAATCCAGCCCATGTTCATAGAGGAATGTTATACACAGGACTATCTTCTGTAATGATTTTAAAAGTACCATCTACTTATGGTAAAGAATATTCAGCAGGACACATACCACAAAATGGTAGACTACAAATACTAGGAGCTAGTAATGGTCAGTTTGCTAAAATAGATTATCAACCACCAATGGACCTTAGAGATTTTTATATATTTCCATATGATATGAGACACTGCGTATATCCTTTTAATGGAACTGATGAGACTAGACGAACACTAGCTGCAAACTGTGACGTAGACTTTGATCCTATTAGAAACAGGGGAGCTACATAATGGATAAAAAATTTTTAATTAGGGATGACCATATTGGATTGTTTAAAAATTTTATGCCAGACCAATTAATAGATAATTATGTAAATTATTTTAATAAATGTGAAGAACAAGGTGCTGTGTATCCAAGAAAAGAAAATGAAACATTGGCATCAGATAATGCAATCGATACTATAAAAGGCTCACAAGGTGAGTTTGAAGCTTCAACTAATGTTGCAATGACTTACACTAATAAACCTTTTATAGATTTATTTTTTAAAGAAGTATATCCACTATATACTCAAAAATATTCTTACTTAAAAACACTAGCAACACATAATATACTAGAAGTTAAAATACAAAAAACTAAAATAGGTGAAGGTTATCATCATTGGCATTGTGAGAATGCTGAGATGAAAGCAAGAAATAGAATTTTAGCTTTTATGGTTTATTTAAATGATGTGGACGAAGGTGGTGAAACAGAATTTTTATATCAAAAGTGTAGATTTAAACCTGAAAAAAATACATTAATGGTATGGCCATCACAGTTTACACATATTCATAGAGGCAACCCTCCTCTATCAAATGATAAATATATAATAACAGGGTGGATAGAATACGGATATTAATATGATAACAGAGCCACGTTGGAGATCTTTTATAGTAGAGACTACACAACCAATTTTTACACCTGAACAATGTAAAATGATTATTGAAGCAGGACGTGCAGAACCTAGAAATGATGCAGAGGTTGGAAATAAAAAAGGTATTACAAGTGGGGTAATAGACACCAAAACTAGAACTTCACATATCAGTTGGATACCATTTAAAAAAATGACTGACATGTATAAAGACATCGAACATATCATGAAAAAAACAAATGGTAATCATTTTGGTTTTGACGGAATGACAATAACTGAGATGGCACAGTACACAGAATATCCAGAAGGTGGATTTTATAATTGGCATGTAGATAATGATGTCAACATGCAACATGAACCTCCTGTTAGAAAAATATCTATGACTTGTTTACTTTCTCCTGAATCAGAATTTGAAGGTGGTGATTTAGAATTAATGACTGAAGGTAAAGTTGCAAAATTAAAACAAGGACACGCAATATTTTTTGCTTCCTTTATAAGACATAGAGTAAAACCTGTTACACGTGGTAGAAGACAATCACTTGTTATGTGGTTTGGAGGGACACCATTTAAATAATGCATAGAGATTTACATTTTCCAACACCTGTCTATATTGCAGATATAGAACACCCTACTCTTAATCAAGAACTTGAGAGAGATATTGTAGCTTGGTCTAATAAAGATAAAGGAATGACAAGAACTAATATTAAAGGATGGCATTCTGGAATTCATATGCATGAACTGCCAGAGTATAAAAAACTAGTTGATATGTTATATGCATGTCAAAAAACTATTTACGATCAAGAACATTTAAATTCAGAGCCTGTGCTAGGTAATATGTGGGCTAATATTAATCCACCAGGTGGAATGAATAGAGCTCATCAACACCCTAATTCATTATGGTCTGGTGTATATTATATCAAAGCTCCTAAAAATTGTGGACAATTAAAAATAGATGATCCAAGATCATCAGCAGCAATGTGTAGACCAAATCAAAAAGAAGGAGAAAAACCTGCAAGATTATTTAGAGAAACACATTACGAACCTATCGCTGGAAGATGTATTATGTTTCCTTCTTGGTTAATGCATTGTGTTGATCCTAATGAATCTAATGATATAAGAATATCAGTATCATTTAATTTTTTACAGAAAGGTATGTTTGTATGATGTTTGAAACTAATAAATATCAAGTAATTAAGAACGCTGTATCATACGATCTAGCTAATTTTATATTAAACTATTTCTTACTTAAACGAGATGCAGTGGATTATATGTATCAACATAACATACATGCACAGTCCCCGATCCTTGGAACATGGACAGATCAACAGATACCTAATACATTCTCTTGTTATGCTGATTTTGCTATGGAAACTCTTATGGTTAAGATGTTGCCAGTAATGAAACAACATACAGGACTAGATCTTATCCCAACATACTCTTATGCAAGAGCCTATAAAAAGAGTGATACTCTACACAGGCACAAAGATAGACCATCTTGTGAGATATCTACAACACTTAATCTAGGTGGTGATCCTTGGCCTATATTTATAGATGGCACAGGTGCTAATAATGTTGTTAATGAAAGACAAAATATTGTAAAACCTAACGCTCCAGCAGGCACGAAAGTCTTGCTTGAAGTAGGTGATATGTTAGTATATAGTGGCTGTGAACTTGAACATTGGCGAGAGCCTTTTGACGGGAACATTTGTGGCCAAGTATTTCTACATTATAATCATGTGAATGGCCCATTTGCTGATAAAAATAGATTTGATGGAAGAGCTAAGCTAGGCCTACCATCAGGTGTAAAATAGTATTATAATGGATTTATATGTTACAAAAATTAGGTTTTCTACCAGGGTTCAATAAACAAGTCACAGAGACCGGGGCCGAAGGTCAATGGTTTGATGGTGACAATGTTCGTTTTAGATACGGTTCCCCAGAAAAAATAGGTGGTAGTTCCCAATTAGGGGATGATAAA